CTTGGGAAAATATCTGGTCTGAAGTCTTGCCCTCTTTATATATCTTAACCGCATCAAGTTTGTCCCCAGCCGCTTCAATAAGTTTAATAAACATCATCCCCCTACCTTTCCATGCCGGCGTGTAGAACTTACTCATGCCTTGAGTCCGGGCTTTAGCTTCACCTTGAGCCAGTTGAACCTCACCAAGAGTCGTTTGCTGTTCTGTTTGAACTCCCTGTTGAGTAGCAGTAGCACCCGTGGCCTTCTCGGTCATCTCTGTAACATAAGTCATCTCATCTAAAGACTCCGAAAGATCGGGTATATCAATCTTCTGTAAGACATCTGAAGGCTTACCGGGAACCGGATACCAACCCCACGGCCTAGGTTCGAAGGTTGAAGGAACGAACCCTTCCGCTTTGAGTGAGGCATCATAGTAATGCATCCCGAAGTTTCTCATGGTTCTGTTCTCAACAAGTTGGCTAAACCATGAATTCAAGACCTTATTTGGGACTCTGACAATATCCGCTATCCCGTCTGTCCAGAAGTCTTGTTTATCAATATCATCACCCCAAGTGTTGTAGTTATAGTGATTTCTCCAAAAGTGATCCTTTGTCGTACCGATGATCGCTTCTTGAGGTTGTTTCATCAAGATACACATATCCTCGGCCTCTACATAGTGAAAGATCTGATCTACTTCACTTACTTGTTTCTTACCACTCTTGTCAGTCCACTTCTCACCAATTGATCTAAAGACCCGATGCATGGTCAACTCTACATAAGTCTCACCCAACACAGGATCTTCAATGTCTGTTACACCCATATCCGCCATTTTCTCATTCTTTTTCATTAAAGTGTTCTCGTTGTCTTTGGCCTTGATAATACCCATTTGAGACTCAAAGTATTCAACTAACCTTTTGACTTCGCTTTGATCGTAGTCAGGGTTCTCTAAGAGACTCTTGAGAGGCTTAAAAATGTGGGTATGAATAAGGAAACGGGAGGAGTCTATTTCATAAGGGTTCATGAACCTGTCAACCAATATATCTTCAGGGTCTTCTATATCAAACCGTATCTTCCCGTCTTCTACTTGCCAACTGTCAAAGGTTCTACCAAAGAAAAAGTCCTGCTTCTTGTCAACAATGTCCTGAAGTTCTGCATTATTCTCTTCAAGTGTTACCTTCCAATACTCATTCTGGAAGACTTCGGCTTGTTTGTCATTGTCAAGGTTCTCAAAGACAACAACCGGCATATCATCAACATCCTTCAACAGGGTACGAAGAGTTGTTTTCATTAAAGGAAGATTGACCGATTGCCGTTGAGTCAGGCGATTGATCCTTACTTTGTCCCGGTAGAGTTCATAGTTCTCTCTCCATGAGTCCTCTCTCGGCTCACGATAATTAAATCCTGCCTCTTTGTTATTAACAAGCATTTGAAGATCTAAATTTGTAAGTTCTTCTGTCATATTTGGTTATTAAAATATCTCATCCAGTCTTCTCTTGAAAAGTTAGTTTGAATATGACAATTTCTGCATAGCGAAACTAAATTGTTCTCTCTGTTATTCGTCTTGTCGTAATCAATATGATGAACCATAAGTTTATATTTCCTTCCACTCTTGGTGTATAGTTCGTCTTGATGTCTAAAACACTCTTGACATCTATAATTATCTCGTTTTCTAATATATTCTTTTAATTTATCGTCAAACTCCAAACCATAAGGCTCAAATGATTTTCCACCTTTCCATAAACGAGACCTTTCCTTAATTAGATAGTTTTTCTGGAAGTTAGCATAACGCTTTCTATTACAAAAATGTTTTTTGTCCAGTTTATAATAAGATTGTTTTTCTTCATTTTCCATCCCACAATTATCGCACTTAAATTTTACCCAAAGACCACGATTTGCTAGACCTATTTTTCTTTTGGTCTCTTCAGTTAATCTCTTCCCTAAGTTATTTATATTCCCCTTTAATCCCTTACTTATTTTTTTCCTCACTTCTTCGCTTTGGACATGTCCTTTTTGAAATCCTTTAATTCCCAAGATATTGCTCATAGATTAAAGATATATCATAGAACTATCGCAATGCAAATCATCCAACTCCTTCAATATAGGGTAACACTCCGCCAGTATCATTGTCATAGATGACGGGTTCTAAGGGTTTGAAACTATCAAAAGCATAACGAAGAGCATCCATTAAATGATTGAGAAATGGTTGCGGTTCATTGATGATCTTGCCTTCTTTGTCGGTGATCCACAAGTAATTGCGATACTCTTTTAATAGATTGATACTCCGAGCGGTGACACTCATTTGCATACTCTGGACATATTGTATCCCTTGATTAACACTATCCTTGCCCTTTTGAGCCGGAAGTATGTTGATCCCATGCCTTTTGATCTCGTCAATACTCTTTGGCTCGGCACTATCCGCAATGACTAACGCATGGGAAAGATTAATTATAGTATCGGCAATTTGTTGGTTACTCATACCATATTGGTAGCAAACTTCATCCAGTATATAACCCCCATTGTAGAAATAAAGCCCTACAATCGCCGTAGGATCGTTCGTGTAACCGAAGTCTAAGCCGTAACGTCTTAAACTAGCCTCGTGAGGTATCTGGTCAATGATTTGCCAGTCCTTGTAGATCCGGCTTTCTACGGCCCCTAGTTGACCCAAACCATATACAAGCCACCAGTTCTTATTGCCTTTTCTTGACTCTAAGCTCTTGACAATGTTTTGATCTAAGGCTTCGTTATCAAGATATGTCAACGTCTCAAAGTCTACATCCATTTTCGGCATTATATCGGTATACCACCAAAACTCATTCTCCGGATTCCAATCTAACCATACAACCTTCTTAGTACGGATTTCTAGTTGAGTGTAGGTGTCATATGTTACATGATTTGCTTCGTTTATGAACAGTACATCACGTCTAGCACCTTTGACCTTCTCCCATGACTCCGCACCGAAGAATTCAATAATTGACCCGGTC